GTTCTTGAATGGCGGCTGTTAGGGTTGCTACTAAGAATGATGTATCGATAGATTGATATTTAGGTCTAGTCTGCTTATTGCCTTCATCATCTAAGTAAGTTTCTACTTGGTCTTTTGTACCAACAACCGCATCAGGGCAAACTTCAGCTAGTTCATGAGCAATAAATCCTTCAGCACTTTCACCGCCTTGCTTCCATGTATAAGTTACTGGTTTTAATCTTGAAACTTTGTCTAGCCCATTAGTCATAGGCATAATGTTTTCTTTTAGGCGATAGTCAGAAGTTGTAGAGTATGTAACTGCACTTGTTGTTCCTACTCTTGTAATAGAGCCACAAGTTACATCAGAATTATCAACAAAATACTCATATCCAGCACCACTTGTATTTGCAGTTAGTTTTAATCTAAGTCCATCAACTGCACCACCATTAAAAAGAATTCCTACTTTTGAATTTAAAGTGCTTGATGTTCCAACCAACAAATTACCACTAGAGTCAATACGCATACGCTCTGTGTTATTTGTAATAAAACGCAAAGCATTATTGATTTTCATGCCAATAACACCATCGTTTGAAACGCTTGGATTAACCATGCCAATTTTTATAGCATCCAATCCATCGCCACGAATAGTAATTCCTTGCTCTGCTGAACTAGATTGAACTACTAATCTGTCATTTATGGTTGTTGTACCAATACCTACATTCTGTGAAGTATCAATCGTTACCGCAGTAGTTCCGTTATTGGTTGCTAGTTGTAATGAGCCTGAGTTGTCAGCACTTGTTACCAAGCCCGAACTCGTAGTCGCATTGAGAATTGATGCCATTATGCTACTCCTTTAGGATACTTAGCCTTAACCGCTAGGCAATCCGCTATGTATTTATCAATCTGTGTTTGGTCACCCTTTACTATCGCATCGAGGTAATCTGTCATCGGAGGATATTCTGATGCTCTTTTAGCAATATAAGCATGGGCATCAACATAAGCCTGTACTGCATCTTTATCGTATGCGACTTCGTTACCATCAGCATCGTAGGCTGTTTCGCCTACTGTGCGGACTATAGATGGGTTTAATTTAAAAATGGCGTTCATCATCCAGCTATCTCCATAAGAATAATTACAGAAGTTCCACCTTGTGTTTGATAACGAACTGTTGCGTTATTTGCAGTTGCACTTAATTTTGCTTGTACTTTATAAGTTGTAGAACTTGTTGTCGCTGGTGAATCCAAATAGTTAAGCGTTGTATTAGCTAAATTTACAATAAATGAATCAGCAGAAACAGCACCACTAAAATAAGCATATTTTTCTGTAACTGTAGTAGAACCTCTTACAATATTTTGATATGTCAATACCACATTATTTGATTGCCTGTAAACATCTCCAGACATAGATGCAATAACTAATATTTTGCTAGAAGAACTTGATGGAGTAATGCTTGCAGATAACCCTGAATCAACATAAGAAGTTGAAGAAATATTAACTTCTGTTGAGTAAGTAGCTTGAACTACCTGAATCACATTACCAGCTTTAGGTGATGTGGTTGTAAGAATCGTGCCTGATACGGCTGGCAAATCCAATACAGTAGTACCGCTTACGGCTGGTTCTTGTAGTGTGATAGAACCCGATGTACTTCCAATCAACACAATACTCATAATGATTCCCTCGCAAATTCGCCATGAAAGCGTTGTTCTGCCAATTTTCTTACTATTTTAGCAGTTTCAAGTGATTTAAAAGTGCCAGCAACATAAGTTTTTCCATTAGATTCAATCTTAACTTGCCAGTTTTTACGCATACGATATACGCCTTTAGCACCGCTTGTATTATCGGTGCGAATTTTGGTATTTCTCATATTTTCGGCATGGGATGACAAACGCAGGTTAGACGGGTCATTATTGGTCGGATTGCCGTCTTTATGCTCAATAGTTGCTAATTCCCAAACCCCAGTACGCAAGAACCAAATAACATTGGATTCCAAGTGGCTAGATACCTTGCCATTCACGCTAAAAGCACACATACGATGACCGCCATTCTTTTTGGTATATAACCCTACCAAATCGCCAATTTGCCCTTTGTGGGGCTTTTTTGACCAACGCAAACGGCTATCATCATCAACATACAATGATGTTTTCATCTTTTCTAGTATTTCTGTTGGCGGTACTTTTTTTAATACATTTATCATAAAATTACCCAGCGTTGTCCTGAACCGACTGTCACCACAGCACCACTATTGATTTGAATCGGGCCTACGCTCATTGCGTTCTTACCTGTGCTAAGTGTATAGGATGTCGTTACGATTAGGCTGTTTTCTTGAAAAACCTCATCCCCACCTGCACCCGTAGCACCACCGCCTAATTGACCCCATGCACCGCCTTGATAGCCTTCAAACTGAGAAGTCGTGGTGTTATAACGAATCTGACCATTTGCGGGGCTTACGGGGCGTTCTGCGGTAGTTCCTGCGGGAATTAATGCAAACCCTGTGGAACTCATCGTCACATTACCCGTAAAGGTAGGTGTCTTAAACTGTGCAAACTCTATTGCATCTCCTGAAGCAGTACCCGCTACTAAGTTAACTATCTTATGTGTGTTTAGGTCTAAATTACCCGTCATTGGGGTTTGACCATCTGCGGCAACCGAATCCGTTAAAGCGGCAGCCAAGTCAGTCATGGTGTTATTAGCCCATGTACTTGCAATAGTAGTTCCTGTTACTACGGGATTACCCGCAGGTAGAGAATATGTGCCTGACCCGTTTCTACTCATTTCTGCTCCTCATTTGCACCTGTTTTGGTTGCCCCTTGTAGCATTAACATTCTAGCTAAATTGCGTGTTTCAGGGCTTAAATTTTGCATTTGTTGGTTAGTTAATCTGCTTTGTATAGGTTTTGATAGTGCTGCGGCTCTTAGCGTTGGTCTTGCTAATAAAGCAGCCAAAGTTGCTGGAGTTTCTGCACCTGAACCTGAAACATAAGCACCGCCACCTGTTAATACTGCACCACCAACATCTAGTGGGCTAATTTGCGGAATACTACCCATAGTTTCAGGAGTTTTAACTGCTGTTGGGAAAGCAGTACCAAATTCACCCACTTGTTTTAACTCGCCTGACAAAGGTTTGCCTTTTTGTAATTGGGCAGCTAATTTCTTAGCATCGATTGTTCCAGTTTTTACATTTAAAGCGTTTTCTACAGAATAAGTCTTAGCAATGGTTTGACGAGCTTCTCTAAACCTTTGCAACAAATCCGTTTGTTTAGTGTTAGCAAGGTAGTTTTCAATAGTGTTTTCTAATACTTGGCTTGCTTCTTTGTTTGCCTTGCCTAATGCTTTATTGCCTGTTCCATAAGCTATATCTGCGTCATTACGCAATACATTAATTTTAGAAATAGCTGAATTTACATCAAAACTTTTTTGTTTTAATTCGTCAATAACGCTGATAATTGGGTTTTTATCTGCCGTTGGAAAGTCTTTTGACGCTTGAACAGCATCTTTATAAGGTTTTATTTCATCTAATGCTTGAATAAACTTAGGGCTAGTTTTAACTGTGCCAGTAGCTCCTAGTGTTTCGTAGGCTTGACCAGCTTTTGCTCTAATGTTTGTAAGAATTTCAGGGGTAATAACAACATCTTCGGGCAGACCTAAAGACTTTGCAGCTAATTGATTAGTGACTTGTTGGTTTCTAAAACTAGCGTTTTGAGCGGTACTTATTTTTCCAGCAGTACCTTCTAAAAAGCGGTTTAGCAACGATGGTTTTACTTGGGTTGGGGGTATTACATAACCTGCTTCTTGGGCTTCTCTAGCGGCTTGCATTGTGCCTTGTGATGGTGGTGTGCCACGCAATAAATTAACAGTACCACGAACCGCTTTTTCAATAAATGGAGTAGCTGCACCAGTTAAAGTACCAAATGTGGCGGCTTGTTCACGATTTTGTTGGTCAGGAGTTAACCCATACCCTAAAGTTCCACCAATAGTTGCTTGTTGTCCTACAGCCCTAGCAAAACTAGGTAATTGACCTATTTGTCTAGCAACTTGTGGTACTTGTGCTAACGCAGTTGTAGCTTTTTGTGCAGCACCATATGGCACTAAATAAGAACCAATTTGCCCTACTGTGCCTGAAACAGGGGCTACGCTTTTAGCACCCTCAGTCATTGCTTCGCCTACTTCAACCATGCGTGTGCCAGCATTAGGAAACGCCATTTGAGTTAAAGCACCAGCACCTTTAATCAATTCACCTGTACCGCCTACTAATGCAGGGCCAACCACACCACTACGCCCACCTGTTTGGGGATTGCGTAAGCTGTCTAAAAAGCGGTCATAAGCTGTTTGTTGTTGCAATACAGCACCTTGAGGTAAAGGTGGCATATCGTCAACCATAACTGCACCTTTAGGAAGTGGCGGTAATGTGTCGCTCATTCTACGGCTTTCCCTGTACTTTCATAAACCCATTTACCATTTTTAACAACAATAGATTCTCCACCAAGCATGGCACGAACAGTTTTACCTGTTGGTTTTTGCTGTCCTTTTTGGTCTGGTTTTGATAATTCTTTAGGTTTTATATCAACAAATTCACGCAGATTTTCAGGCACAGCTTTTTGAGCAGCACGATAATTTGTTTTAATCATTTCACCAGTAAACAATCTTTGATTGTTATACAGTTTGTTAATTGTTTCTCTATCTTTTAAGAAAGCATCAAAAGCAGTTGGGTCAGCAATAATTTTTTCTAAAATTCCGTAATCAGGGCCAGTTAAAGCACCCAAACGATTTGCTTCTTTACCTTGTAAACGAGCATTTTCTACAGCACCTTGAAATTCTGCTCTAATATTTGGTTTTAATAAATCAGCACCTTTATGTTTATCAAAAAGGTTTTGAACATCAACTAGTGCTTTTTGGTAATTAATAGCACCAGTAACTTGTTTAGCATCTTCTCCAGTTAAAGGTTTAGATTGGTCTGCTTGCCATTCTCTAGCTTGTTTGCCACTTAAACCTGCTGGTACAGGTGGTGCTTTAAATGGGTCATATGCTTGCGTAGAAGCAATAGTAGGCGTTACTTGAGATTGACCTACTGGTTGACCCATAGGTTGACCTTGAGGTCTAGTTTGGTTAGGGGTAAATTGAACATTAGCACCATAGGCACTTATAGGTTGACCTTGTGTTGTAGCACCACCTCTAAATTGAGCGGGGATACCAATACCTTCATCTCCAAAACGAATCTGTGCTTCAGGACTGATAGCAGGTTTACTAATTCCTAAGAATTGCATTGTTTCTCTAGGATTTTGCGAATTCTCGTCATACCGATAAATTTCAGTATTGCCTGTTTGTTGATTAAATTGAGTTACTTCTTTATATTTTGGCCCTTCTAACATTTTCTTAGCAGATGCTTGTTGTAATACAGGGTTATACGCTGTAGAACCAAATAAATATGCTGCTTGTGGGTCAGCCCCAGTACGATAAGTTTGATTAGGAATGTTACCCCCTGTTTGGGTTGGCCCAGCCTGTTCAAATGTTTGCTCTTGACCACGCAATATGTTTTGATATTGTTGTGCTTCGTTAGCGTATTGTTGACGCAGTTGTTTAGCTAAATCTAATGCAGTTTTATCGCCTTTTTCTGCTAGGCGTGTACCTGCATACATTTGAGCTAAAGGTGCTGCGTATTGAAAGAAACTAGGTGCAACATAACGCCCACTTACCATTTGACCTGACGGCATAGATTGACCCTGTTGCATTAGCAACTGAGCCATCTGCTGTTGGCGGTTTAAAGCTTGCTGTTGCTGTAGGATTTCGGGTGGTAAATTACCGCCTAAATTTAGCATCTGTTGAGCCATATTTATTCCCCGTAATTTCCAAATCCACCAGTACCCATGTTGTAATCGCTAAATGGGTTAGATGTACTACTACCTAATTGAGAAACTTGATTTTGCAAATAAGGAGATGCTTGCGAATTTAATGCCATGTCAAGTCTTGCACCTAAATTAGAACTTCCTTGTGGTTTTTCGCCTTTTCGTAACATCATTGCCATAGCTAATGGATTCATACCACCTTGTACTGTACGCCCTGCATCTTGTGTTAACCCTTGAGCCTGTTGCATAGCCATATTTTGCATAGCTTGTTGATTTGCTATGTTTTGCATATATGGGGATAACCCACCTAAATCTTGGGTTTGGGGCATCTGCTGAATGTAGGGGTTGTACATATTCATGGTAATAGTCCGTAATCTACGACTTTATAGCCGTCATCTAGGGTTTTAACTGCGTATGGGAATACTTGTTCTACTTCTTGTGCCATGACACCAACATGGATACCATCACCTGCTAATGGGTGAGATTTAACTTCATCTTTGTATTCAAAGCTATAAAGTGTCAAGCCGTTATCCATAACACCGATTGCTTTAATATTTTCTTTTGCACGAATGTCAGACATTAATGCTGCACCGCCTAAACTAAATAAACCTTGATTGAGGTTAGCTTGGGCGGCTTGTTTAGCGTTAAAGTCACCCATTTGGGCGTTATATCCCATCTGTGCTGCACCTAATATGTCAGGGCCAGCAGTATTCGCTTGATTAGCAGAATTAACAAATTGTGGGCCTTGTACTTGTGCACCTGAACGCAAAGCATTGAGCATATTTAGTGGTTCATTACGCAAATAAGCGGCTTCTTGTAAACCTTGTGTTCTTGCTTGCTGACCAACACCAAAGCCTTGAGTTGTGGCGGCAGCTAATAAGTCATTCTCACGCTGGGCTTGTTGCATCATGGCTCGGTCATAGGCTGTAGAGCCAATGTCAATACCTTGATTTGCTAATCGTTGCTGTAATTGCTCACGCCCTTGTTGAAGCTGTGGGGCAAGGCGTTGCATATAGGCATCTTGATACGACTGACTTGGATTAAACCCTGTGGTCGGTAATTTGCTTGTATCAAATGGCTTTGCTAATGTATTTTCAAGATAACCAATACCTGTTTCAGCCAAACCGCCTGTGCGTTGGCTTAGTCTGTTTTGAATATCTAAAAGTTGTTGTTGTTCAGGGCTTAAAATTTGTCTAGCAGACCAACCTTGGTCAGCATTTGCAGGACCAGTTAAAAAATCTTCTGCTCTAGGTGGTTTTAAATCTCCTGCACCCTTAGGTACTTCAATGCGGTCACCTGATGGGCCATAAGCAAACTGAAAACCCTCTCGTGGCATGACTGTTGTTCTAGGTTGCATTGGATTAGTGTCAGTTAGACTATATCCTTCAGGCAAACCACCGCCTTGCTGAGATTTTTGGTATGACTGATACGCTTGTTCGTATGCTCTAGGGTCAAAAGTACCTTGTTGGCTATATACCAACGAACCATAAGGGGTAAATTGATTTACACGATTGGCAGCAGTAGCAGCTCTAGCCGCTTCTAAATTACCCGCAGCCGTTTCAACAGCCGCAGCCCTGTAATCAGGAGCAGCAGGTGCACTCGGAGCAGGCCCTAATCCTAAAAATCCACCACCACCCATACTATTCTCCCTTGTTTAGAGAGCATCGGATGTTAAGAAACCGACACTCCTCTTTTCTCATAGCCATAATCACTAAATCACCACTCATGTGGGCATCAGGTATATCGGCTACCACTTTAAAACCAAGGTGTCGGTTTAATCGTAAGGCATCTTCATTGTCCTTACAGATTTGACCTAGTATAACGCTAACACCGAGTTTATTAAAGGGGTAATCAAACACCGCCCATATAAAATCTTTACTAGCCCAATGCTCACCAACACTACCAATATGAATCTCACACGCCTTTGGCATAAAATTGGTGTATCCCGCTACTGCTACTAAATTACCATCCTTCATCTGCCCGATACATTGGGTGGTTTCAGGTAAGGGAAAGTTAAGGATTCTGACCAACCATTCGCCTAAATAGCGTTGATTATCAGTCGTAACTGTCCTCAAATAACTCCACCTTTTTCCATTACATAATCCGTACTTGCCCAATGAAATTCAATACCTTGCGATGCAACATTTAGGCTAACTGATCCTGCATAGCCTAATCCTGTCACGCCTTGCCATATCTTAGTAATTACTAAACCACCGCCCCAGTTAGCGTTATCCCATGTATCTAAGTCCCATTCACCAGTTTGTAGAATAGCGGGGTTAAAGGATATTTGGCTAGTCAATTCAACTGTATCAAAATCGGTGCTTAAACCGCATAGAACGGTCGGTAAGCCGTTATCTGTCTGTAGGATAGGGCGTACTAGGGTAAAGCGTTTTTGTTGCCCCCTAGACTCGAAATACGAATAGGCTTGCTGTACAAAGCCCTTAATATTTGTGCCATCATCAGCAAAAGTATCGTAAAACCTACCCACAAAGCCGTTTGCACCAAAGTACATATCATCACCGCTAGTTTCCCAACAATTTGCGTTTAAATTGGTAAATCTAGCCCATGATTTTGTAATGTTGTGCATGACATACTGCTCTGAACCACCCGTTACGGGGATATTGACGATCAACATATTATGTTTAGCAAAGTAATTCATTTGCCAGCCAAAGTTTGTAGCGTAAATGTCTGCCGCTTGGCTAATTGCGTAGAAAATCTTGTCAGTAATGTTAACTCTTGGGTCTAGGCGGGTAGACTGAAGTCCTGCTGATAGGGGTACTAGACCATCTTCGGTCAAAAGTAGGATGTCACCACCAAATTTAAATACGCATTTACGGGCAAAAGTCTGTCCGATGTTCCAAATACCGACTAATGCCCAATCATTCGGGTCGGATGGGTCAGAACCCTTGTAAACAGCGACTTCCCCGTTACTTGTAACGAATACCGCTAGGTCATCTACCCCGTAGCCAGCGTCAATAGTCCAAGTTCCCATCGCTTGTAGGTAGCCACCCTTTTTAAAGATGCCACCAAGAGGGAATTCGCTTACTGCCCCGTTAATACTGTCAACAGGCAAGTACCAAAAGCTCAAACTGTTCTTTTGTACAAAGTAAAGACGCTCTTTAAACAAGTTTACATAGGCAAAATTAGTAGAATTTAGCCCTGTAATAAAGTAATTAATCGTGTAAGTGCCTACAACAGTCGCATCACCGCTTGGGGCAGTAGCCATCGTATAAGTGAGGGTTGATCCACCCGTTACAGTAATGCGGTAAGTTCCATTAAATTCTGCGGGTGTTGCACCTGCGACTGTTATGGTGTTACCTGTAACAAGATTATGAGCACTTGCAGTCGTTAGGGTAGCGGTTAAATTGCCCGTTCCACCCCTAGTAATGGTCGAAATAGTCTGTGCGGTGTTTGTTGTAGCACTTCTAGACCATCTTGTGCCGTCATAAACCACCATCGGGTCAACCCCATTAACGGCTGGCATAAATGAGCCACCCGCAGTCGTAATCATGGAATGAATCCACTTACCATCGGTATTGCCTGTAAGACTAGAGGTAGCCGTTGAGGTACTTGCATCGTAAATAATCGTAGCCGTAGACGCAAACAACTTGCTACCTGTTGGGCTACTGTAATTCATTAGGGATAAAACCGCCCCAGTAATACCTGTCGATACTTTGGTGAACCCTTTTCTAAGGGTTACATCCGTAGGCGTAGGAAAGAAGTTAACCATCTGAACCGCATCTAAGGGGTTCATTTCAGCAAGCGAATCCCTAGCGTTCCAACCCCCAATAGGGGATGGTAGAGAAGCGGTAACTGCCCTTCTTTGTTGAGCGACCGCCATTATGACCCGTAGCCAGTATCAGGAATGTTAGCGTAACCAATTAAGACTTTGCTTGGGTATGGTGCAAACGATAGGGTAGCAGAGCCTTTGTCGTTGGCTTTAGCAACATTCAAATAGCGGTAATAATCAGCTTGTAGGGCAGTAGTATCAAACCCCTTGATTTGGAAATACTTAAGTTTTGTACCTAAAACTAAGACCGTATCATCAAGCACCGTGGTATCGGTGTCTACAGTAAAGCTGTTTTTTACTTGATCGGTGACACTTCTAGCCCATCCTTTAGAACGGTACTCAAAGCCTAGATACTCTTGTGTGTTGTAGGGTGGCCAAATTTGAAATTGGTTACCCAAAATACGCCAACGAATCCGTGGGCCTGTTGAGATATATCCTGACTTTAGCCATTGCCATTGTTGGGCATCTTCAGGCCCAAGCATCTGCCAATGTTTTGTTTTGTCCCAATGGGTATTATCCGTAATGGTTTCAAAGTCAGGCGGTAATGGATACTTGGTTTGTGAGAAGGTAACAGTTCCACCTACGCTAGTAGCCGATGATAGCTGGCTAACAGTTACGGTAGAACCTGCCACGCTTTCTACATAGGTATCTTGTGGAACATTAGTACCGACTACAGAGTAATTGCTGTTTAGACCCGTGACATTACCAACATTCAATAAATCGTATGTGTTGTTAATCGTATCGCAGGTCGTGGTAATCGCTGTGGTGTAAAACCGATACTCCAACTGTAATGCTTGCCAATCGTATTCTTTTACCAAGTCATAGCCAACACGATTCATTAAGGCTAGAACCTGTTGAACATCTTGATTTGTATTACCCGCCACATAAGTGGGGATAGCAAGGTTTAGTTCGCTAGTGGTCTGCTGAACTAGTTGGAGCATCGTTGATGACATATTAAACTTCCTCTGTGGCTACCGCTTTTTTACGGGTTTTCTTTTCACCAACAGCGGCAAGTATAGCGGCCATTTGATCCTGCATTTGAGCCAGCTTCGCATCTGTTTCTGCCTTTATTTTAGCAGTTTCTAAGTCCTTTTTGGCAAGTTCTTCTTTCAAAGAATTAATTTCACTTTCCCGCTTATCGGTTTCTGCTGCATTGGTAGCTAGATTTAAAAATGCCTTTGCCTTGTCACGGAACGCATAAGGTGACATTCCTGCCGCCATACCCATGCGCTGTAACTGTTGGTCAGATGCGTGTGCAATCGCTTCAACAGTATGAAACTTCAAAGCCCTTAACTCCTCGGCTTGGCTTTTCGATACGATAGGCCATTCTGATACGGGAGTGCCGACAATATCAGGTTCGTTTGCCCCTACACGGTTCATGTAATTAGCCCATTGGATCGGGAAACGGGTCTTATGGCTAGGTAGCGCATAAGTATCGATCTCGGTCAGGGTATCGCCAGCTACACAGATGTGTACAAAGTCAAACTCTTTAAATATTGGTCTGCCAGCTTCTATGGATTCATGCTCTTGTTGTACGGGTCGTTTGTAAAAACGCACCTGTAAACGGCTGTCTGCGTGGTTCTCATCTGAAGGTAATGCCATTTTTAATTCTCCTAAGTAGTTAGGTTGTTAAAAGGAAAAAGGGGCTACCCGTTAAGGTAACCCCTCGTTTTTACTACAAAAAGCTATTAAACACTAGCCTTGCTAAACCAGCCATAATCGCCTGATGCCATTGAAGCACCTGACAGGTATGTGCCACCTGAAGCAGTTGCTACAAAGGTTGAAGCGTTTACTGAGCAAGTTGCTGTCGATGCACCAATAGCCGCACCTGCTTGTGCAAACACATAGCGGAAACCATCTGCGCCAAAAGTTTGCAGACCGAGTGGGCCAATAGTTGGAATTGCTGTGCCAGCGGAATTTAAGTTAGTGTAAGCATTTTCACCTAAATCTACACCAGCGATGGGGAGAGTTGAATATGACATGATAATTTTCCTTTTCTAATCAGTGGATTAAGTGCCTGACAAGATGCCTTGCAATGAAGCATTAGAGCAGGTAAGGTTACCAGCCCAGCCATACAGCTTCACGATTGCATCTTGGTTAATCGATTGACGCTCGCCACCGATAGGAACGAAATTACGCTCTTTGTGTGGGCGGAAGAAAATGTAATTGGTGTTTAAGAGATACATATAAAGCGGATTCTCTTGTGCGCCAATACCACCACCGAGTACCACATCAGCAGACATACCACCACCGTAGAACTTCAAGGATGCAAAGCCAGCAGCACCTTCGTCTACACCAGCAATACGCTGGATAGCCTGTAAGGATGCAACATAGCGTTGATACAAGGTGTTACCAGCGATGATGAGGTCTACCTTATCAGTTCCACGAACGGACTTGATTGCGGCAGAAGTCATAGCGGCTTGGATTAGGGTAGAAGAATCTGCACCTGTAGAGCTTTGGTTTTGCCAAAATGTCCAGTTTGCACGATTAATACCACCGTATGTACCAGTTGTATTAGCAACAGCAACGGCAGCCGCTAAACCAGTAATGTTCTTACCACCGTTACCAGTTCCATCACCATAGATGTCACTTGAAATGCGGTTCAAAAGACGGGCTTCAGAAACTTGCATACGACCATCTAACAGGTCGATGATTGCTTCTTTAGACGAGTTTTGGAGCATTTCTAGACCACTCATGGTTACAGAGTCAGCGTACTGAGTAATGCTGAACTGTGCCGCAGAGATTGGGCTATCAGGGGTGATATTTAAAACTTCGTATCCGCTATACGAATTAACATTGTTCGTATTTGGATCGTTGTACATGATTTCCTCAAGGATTACATTACCGCCTGAGAAGGGTCGTACATTGCCCTTTGAGTTTAGACGCTGTAGAACAGCATTGTTCTGCGTCAAGTTATCTGCCAATACTCCACTACGACTTTGAATGGTGGTAGCGATAATATCGGTGATTGCGCTATTTGCGAATGCCATGATATTTCCTTTATTAAGTTAAGTTAAACCCTACCGCTTTCTGCTTCGGCTATTTGAGCCATGAGCATCGAGCGTCTGTCCTTTGCATCTGTCTTAGACACCTGACCGCTAGGAGTAACGGACTTCGGACTAACAGCAGTTGCTTTAGCTTTTGCTACTTGCTGTGCCTTAGATGCTTGGGTACTT